GTCCAGTCGTTAGGATCAAAAGCTCCGGGGCCGTTTGCTGTATGGGCTTGGTATAGTCCTTGCTGGTATAGTACGCCTTGGCCCACTAAATAAGACGCGGCTATATCGTGCTCATGAAAACCTAAGAGGCCGCCCTCGTCGTTTAGATTTGCAAGGCTATCTAAGAAGTCCTTAAGGACGTCGTGGACCCTTTGGCCGGTGTTTTCGTTGTTAGCGTTTGCGGTTACCGCTAAGAGTAAGTCCGCTATTAATGTCGCTCTGTTTTTACTAGCCATATCTATATGTTAAAATCGTCGTTAAAATCGTCGTTAAAATCTCCGAGGACTACCTCGTCCACGTCTCCGGTATTTATATCTATTTGGTTTTCTCCTCCTCCGTTTAGATAGTTAAATACGTCTTGGTTTATCTTAAGCTCCGGGACCTCTAGGACCGTCCTAGGTGGTACTATATCGTTAATACTTTCTAGGACGTCGTTACCCTCCACTAAATCGAAGAGACCGTCGAGGCCTCCGCTAGTTTGGATAGCTAGGTCTATAATACTTTGCTGGTCGAATGTAGTATACTTAGCCACTCCTATAAATTCTTATTAGCGTTAATCGTAATTTTCTTGTCCGAGCCGGCGGAGCTTACCAGTAAGGAGGCTATACTCCAGCTATCTACGTCGAGGTCGCGCCTTATCTTTGCCTCTAGCCCGTCGTTACTAAGTGGGCTATTAAGCTCGAGCGCTATACCTACGCCTATAGTAGGGGCTTGTCTAAACTCGCCCTTATAGGCCCGGAGTATATGGTCTATACTTTGCTCGTCGCTAAAGCCTAGCCTAAAGTCGCCGGTCTCGTTTATTTCGAGGTCGTCGTCTATTAGTATTATATCCTTAGCCGCCATTTATTAGCCGTGTTTTACGTTAGTATTTTCTATATCCGGTACCGTGGTAGGCGTTAAGGTATCGCTAGGGTAAGACCCTAAGCTCGTCTTAAGCGCCGCCCCTCCGTCGTTAGGGAGTGGGACCCAAGAAAGTAAAGCGGCCTTTAAAGTATTTAAGTCGCCTTCCAAGTTATTTAATTTAGTTACTAAGTCGTTTACTTTAGCAAGACCTCCGAGGCTGGTACCGTTAAGCCGGACCTCGTCCTTATCCAGTCCTAAAGTAATATTATTAATCTTTACCTCCACGCTATCCACTTCGGTAAATAATGTAATTACGGAAATATTAGGAGTTAAGAAGGTGCAAACTACAAAGGAGCCCACTACCGGAGCGAGGACTATACCGTCGCTAGCATTAATAGAAGCTTGGAGCCTTACGTTATTTAAGGCGGCCGAGTCGTCTATAGGCTCTACCGTACAAGTCCTAGCCGTTAGGTCTACCTCGGTAACCTTGCCGACCTTACTATAGACCTCCTCGCCTTTTAAGGCTATGTCTTTTATTATCTGTTTTAAGTCGTCCTTCAAGAGCTTATTTTTATGTCCGGTTTTATGGTCCTCCTAAAGCCTCCAGCTCCGAAGGTAGTAATAACCTCGCGGACTAAATAAAGGCCGTCTCGCTCCGGGAGCTTATCGCTTACTAAATTAATAGCGTCTTGGTGTCTTACGAACGGCTCGCCGAAGCTGGTAAGCTCGCCCCTATACCCCTCGTATATTAAGCGCTCCTTCTCTTGCTCGGCTCTCTTGGTTAGCTCGGCCTTGCTTAGATTGTAATAGGTTAAGGTCCGGGCGTCGCCTTTGGGGTCGCCTATCTCTACCTCTAGCTTAGTGTTATCCGGTAGTATGCTTATAGCTTTTATCTTAAGCGGGACGTCGTCCTCCTTTTTATATATAAGGCTATCCTCCACTATATTAAGCTCGAATTTTAGGACGTGATCGGTACGAAGCTCGGGCCTAAATGCTAGGCCGCTATAGAGTGTACCGTCTCGCATATAGGACCGGAGGCCGTAAGTCTTTTGTAGCTCCTCTAGGACTTGGGCTATATTGGCCCGGGTTATTCTAAACTCGCCGAGCGTTACGTCGTCCGCTTCAAAGGGTACGAGGTCGCCGATAGTATCCTCGAGGAGGTCTTTAAGGTTTACAGTCTTATAGGACCGGGTGAGGTTTTGCTGTTTAAATAAATAGCTCGCGTCTTGGAGCTCTAATACTATAGGCGTCTCCGGCTTTATATCTGATATATAACCGTCAAACTCGAGGAGGAGGTTAGGAAAGTATCCGAGGTAGACCTTAATAGCGTTACCCCTCTCTATAAGAGGGTTAGCTCCGGCTACTATATTACGATCCTCGAAGGATAGCTTGCGCGGTATAGTAAGGGTAGCTATATCCGTTATAGTGTCTAGCGAGCTAGTCGCCTCGTACTCGGCTATATTTTTAAGCTGGATAACTTCGCCGGAGGTCGTCGTTATTTCTATTAAGGAGCTTAGCCTTAGCATAATTATATATTTTCCTCGCGCTTAATCGTAAGCTCTACCGGCTCGTCGCTTATCATTGATATAGTGAAGCCTTGCCAATTACGGAAGCCCTCGCGCTCCGGGACCTCGAAGCTATTAATAACCGCCCGGCTAATACCGAAGCGATTAAGGAAGCCGCTAAAGAGGTCGATAGCTACCGGCGCGTTAAGTATTTTTATAAGGCGCTCTACGTCCCGCTTAGGGTAGACCGTCGGACCGTCTCCGGTTAAGGCGCCCCTTACGTTTATTACGTAATCGTTAAGGCTTATATATTCTTTTATGGTTCCTATTCTACCGTTTACCGCGGTCGTTACTATGTTCTTAGCTTGGCTTACGCTAAGGAGTACTTGGTCTATACGTAAAGTCTCGCCGTCCTCGCCCGGGTAGTTAATCGTTTCGCCGTCGTCGTTTGTATAAGAGCCTTTAGGAAATTGTAAATTAGTCCAAACTGGAGTATTTAGCATAGACCTATAAGGCGCTTCGTCCATAGCCTCCGGGGCCGGTGGTGTAAGCGTTAAAGCTTTAAGCGTTCTTATACCGCCTTGGGTTAGTATGTAGTCCTTAAATGCCATTAGCTCGCGCCTATTATTTGAGTATCGCGGAGGCTTAAGAGCATCGCCTCGAGTATCTTGTCCTTAGTAACTTCGGCGGCCTCGTTTGTATTCTTGGTCTCTATAATAAAGTCCTCTACTAGGTTGCCTCTAGTAATGTTAAAATTTACGGGGCGTTGTCCGCGTACTTCGCTTAGCCCTCCCTTGGGTCCTCCTTTAGGTTTTCCAGTAGTGGAGGCTTGGGTAAGCGCCGCTTTAGCTCCAGCGGTTAAGGTGCTTAGCCCTCCACCTCCGGGAGCTCCGGGCTTAGACCCTCCGAAAAAGTCGAAGCCTTTAGCCTCCGAGCCAAAGCCCTCTTGGAAGCCGTCGAAGGCCGCCTTACCTAGGGCTACGGTATTACCTTCTATAAGAGCGTCTCCTAGTTTGCCTAGGCCCTCTTGGATTTGGTCTATATTACCGCTAAAAATACCTACGACTAAGTCGCCTATACCTCCTAGCGCGGACTTGGCCGTCTTAGCAACTTGCAAGAAAACAGCGCGGGCCGCGGTAGCGAAGCCGAAGATAGCCTTGCGGAGCTTATCGTTTCGCTTTATGAAGTCGCCGATAGCTACGCCTATCTCGAAAATGGTAGTAAGTAAGTCGCCGATTAAATCGCCTACCGCTTGGAAGACCGGCTTAAGAAATTCTAAGGCGTTGCCTATAGCGTTAAAGATACCCTCTAATAAACTAGCGCCTTCGTTAAGTTCGTCTATCCTCGCGCTTATCTTTTGTATAGCTTTAATAATAGGATCAAACAAGGCCCGCAAAGGAGCGAAGACTTGCTTAAGGTTACCGGCCGACTCCCTAAAGAACGTAACTAAATCGCTTAGCCCGTCTACAAAAGAGCCAAGGACCGGGAGGAGCTTCTCGCCTATAGCTATACCTACCGTCTCGAGCGTACCCTTTAAGGTGGAAATACGGCCGCCGACCGTTTGGCTTTGTTTTTCCATTAGCTGGAAAAATTGGCCGCCTTCTCCGGTTAGATTAGCGAAGGCCGTTTCTAAGTCTTTAAATTTAAGTTTACCCTCGGAGGCTAGCTTTTTAACTTGGTCCTCGGAAGTACCTAGGGCCTTAGCAAACTCGCCCATAATAGGGACGCCCGCCTCTACGAGTTGGTTAATGTCTTCGGCGTATAGTGTGCCTGCTACTCGAGCCTTACCGTATATAGTGGCGAGCTCGTTAAAGTCTTTACCGGTACCCGCGCTTATATCTCCTATAGCTCTTAGGGCCGGCTGTAGTTCGTCGGTAGCTACTCCAAAAGCGAGGAGGCCTTTACCGGCTTGTAGTATCTGACTATTCGTAAAGGGGGTAACATTGGCAAATTTATTAAGCTGACCTATAAGACGGTCCGCTCCTTTGGCCGCTTCGTCTGTACCTCCTAGGAAGGTGGTAAAGCTTACGCGGGTTTGCTCCATTTCAATACCTAAGCGGGCTACTTCTTTAATAGCAGAGCCTACGGCCGCCGCGGCAAATACGCCGCCGACTACCTTAGTAAGTTTACCTAGGCCGCTTTGGAATTTAGAGGCGTTAGCTTGGGCCTTCTTAAGCCCGGGGCTAAACTTATCTTTTAGGTCTATCCTATACTCTACTCTTTCCGTAGCCATATCTTACTTATATTTTCTGCGTTTGGTTTTCGTGCCAAAGTGCAAATTCTAACTGACTTATAGCTCTCGCGAAGCCTTCGTCGTCCATTTTATCCGGGTCCTCCTTAAAATGAAAACGGACCAGCGCCGCCCATTTGGCCGTTAGCTGGTCCCTCCAGTTTTTAGATAGGGCGTACTTATCTAATTTTTTTTTAGCTCGGCCTCGGCTATATCTAGTAGTCCCATAGCTGACATAGCCGCGCCGGCTAGTAAGTACTCGTCCGTTTTAATTTCTTCGTCGCCACCTAACCAGCAACCGAGCAGCAAAATTTCGCCGGCTCTTATGTATTGCGGTTGCCCTATTATGGGCGCCGAAAATCCTAAAGCCATTTCTTTAGTAGTCCGGTCCGGTGTCTTTAAGTAGGCGCGGTACGTCTTACCGTCCTTATCCTTTACCTCTAGAGTATGGGAGCCTTTAGGGGCCGCCCCTGTTTTATCCTCGAGGTTAATTTCCTTTTGAGGGTCTTCGCCCTTCTCGTCGTCTTTTTCCATTGTTATACTGTTAAGTTAAAATATATATAAAGAGGACCCTAGGACCCTCCAGCGTTTACCATTTAATTTCCCCGACGGCTAGCTCTATTTCCTTCTCTATAGCCGTGTCGCCCGCGCTTGGCTCTCTTCCGTTGTTCTTAAAACGGCAATTTTTAAGCGTATGGGTTACGGGTCCTTGCTCGTTTATGTAGCTGACGATAACGTCAAACTCCGGTATATTTTGGAGTCGTCTATCCGGGGCTATAGACGTTAAGCGCTCTAGCTCGGACATATGTAAGGTAAGGCTCCCGGTCGTTTCTATCTGACCGAAGCCCCGCTCTACGACGTGGTTACCCGCGCCGAAGTTGTCCTCTATAGCTTGCGTATCGTCGTAGGTTATACCGGTAACTCCAGTTATAACCGTGTTAAATACATTTACTATTATTTGGCCCCAAGAGTAGCCGGTCCCGTTTATTAGTGGTATCATTTTCTTAAGTGGTTAAAGTTGTTACAAAACCTATATTGACGTCGATAAATTTAGCTACTCCTACCGGCTGTAGTTGCGCGGTGATTACTAGCGTAGACGTACTTAGGACATTTTGAGCCGGGTCGATAATTATATTTTGGCCGCTTAGCTCTCCAGCGTTTACCATTAAGGCGAGCGGATTCTCTGCTATGCCTTTAAAGTATCCGATACTATCCTCGCTAAGTGTACCGTCCGCGGCCACTAATAGAGGGCTATTAAGCTGAGGCTTAAGCGCCGCTCTTACTCCTCTTACCGCTTTGTCTATCGCTCTATTAAGCTCGATAGTCGCGTAGTCGTTAGTAAGAGCTACGGCCGTATAACCAAAGTTAAAATAAGTACCAGCGATACCGCGCTCCTTAACTAGGAAGATATAGCCTTTATCGTCTAGCCCGTTTAGGAAGCTAGTAGCTTTATCTTTAATAAGGTCGCCGTTACCTAGGGCCGGGGTATCTAACTCCGCGCCGCTAACTAGGTTAAAAGAAGCTCGCCAAGCTATAGACTCGTGTACCGCCGCCGCGCTTATTGCTCCTAAGCAAGCGCCTACCGCGGGTACGCTATGGGTAAGAGTTACCGCTAAGGCCGCGCCTTCCGCTCCTCCGTCCTCGCCTACTACTACGCTTACCCTAGAGTTAGCTAAAGTATGTAAGTCGGTTAGGGTGGTGTAGTCCGCTACGCCGGAAGTATCCGCCGCGTATAATACTTGGACCGGGTACTCCTCGTTATTTTCGAGTCCGGCCGCTATACCGTTTAAGGTAGTTATATCCGCGTCCGCTAAGACCTTAGCCTCTACCATAACGGCGGCTTGTCTTATTTCGCCCTCGGCAAATAATACCAAGGTCTCTAACTCTGTAAAGTCATAAGCTCCGCCGGGTACCGCGAAGATACCTATATAAATACGGGTATTATTGTTAAGTCTAAAATGCTCGTTAATTTGGTACCACATAAAAGCGTGGTCGCCGCTTCCTTCAATAATGCCTAAAGCTTCCGCCTCCTCTATAGAGTTTACTATCTTAATACGATCCGAAGCACCAAAGCCCGAAGGCAAAACAGCGTTATAAAATATCATACCGCTAATGTGGTCGTTATTAAGTGGAGCGCGTCCAAGGCCGCCTTGGCCTTTATTTATAGTTACTTTGCTTAATGCCATTACTAATAAAATCAGATGTTAAAAAATAAGCCCGACCGGTTAGGACCGGGCCTTTAAGTTACGCTTTTTTTACCTTGCTCGGGTCTAGGCCCTTGTCTTGGCTGTAGCTTACCGCGTAGTGCTTAGCTACAAATGTAGTACCGTCTTTAGCCTCCCAAAGTTCCGCCTTGGCGGGCTTTGCGGCTACCGGTTTTTTAGTGTCTTCTTTTGCCATTTGTCTAGCGTTAAAGGTTATACTTTTATTTATAGATAATACAAAAGACTTACGCCTCTTGTACTATCATTGCTATCCCTTTTTCGGAAGTCCTAAGCTTAGCGCCGCCCATTAATACCTCGGTGCTAAGTACGTCTCCGTAATAGCGCGGGTCTTTTTCTGAGCTAAAAGGCTCTATAGCTCCAAGGCTCCAGCCTACACTCGAAGAGTGGAAGGCTATACCGGCTAAGTGGTCGGTAGCCGCGGTAGCCGCTCCTACTGCTTTAACAGCGGGGCCGGCGGTAGCGTATACAGATACCACGCTCCTAGGGTCTATAATATTAAAGCCAAACAACTTAGTAAAGACGCCCTCCGGGAGGGTCTCTTTACCCATAACCTCGCGGTTAATAAGGTCGTTATCGTCGAAGAGTTGGTCGTGCATAGCCGAGGGGAGTATTAAATAGCGCCCTTGCTTTGGCATCTTGTCCGCGTCTAGTATTGCTCTAAGTGCTCTTATATCAGCTCTTAAAAGTTTCTTTCTTGTACCGGTTGCGCCGGGTGCTAATGCTGTACCGTCTAAGGCTCCGCTAGTTCTTACGATTCTAGCGCCTGTATCCGTGGACCAGTTTACCGCTATCTCGTCGCCTACTCGCTCGTCTACTACTCCGATATGCTCGCGTAGATGTGATTGCCTTACGTCGTAGCTCCTTTGTACTTCCTCTATATTACGGATAGTAAAAGGGTCGGTAGTATATGAGTCGATATTGTAGCTTAGGATCGTATCGGTGCGCGTGTTAGCGTCCTCTCCTCCAGCGGCTACAGTTCTATTTTTTACTACCGTCGGAGCGCTTCCGCTTTGTGGTACGTTTACCGTTTTAAAGCTCGTATATTGGCTATGGTCCATACCAAAACGGATAAAGGCCGAGTCGTTAAATAGATTCTCTTTAATGTCCTCTATCCAAATCTCCTTTTGGATAGCCATAAAAGAGACGCCGGTAAGGTTAATAGGTCCGGTAATAAATTGGACTCCAGTACCAGCGGCAAAAGTAAGAGCGCTTACTCCGGCCACTCCTAGAGCGGTAGAAGGTCCTACAAATAAACCAACTGCAAGCGCTAGAATTACGTTGATAAAGAGGCTTTTAAAATTTAACTTTTTCATTTTATTTTTTGTTAGAAAGTTCTTATTTAGTTAGCGTTATACTATTGGTTTTCTGTTTGTTTGGACTTCTTACTCGGCGTAGTCCGTACCGTATTGAGCTTTAAACATAGACTTATATAAGTCTAGGTCTCCGTTATATATTTCGTTAAGGAGTCCGGCGTCTTCTTTTTCCAAATCTCTAAGAGT